CAGATCCATCCCTCTTTGCGGACATAATCCGCATCTGGCGACCGTCGTAAGTGAGAAGGCGACCTACCACCGGAATCATCTTCCCAAAAGTCAGAAGCAAGCGGTCAGTGTTCTCTTGCAGCAGAAAGCTTCCACTCTCTTGCAGGAGCCGGTCAGCGTTGGAACCAACGTCACAAGACCAGACCGCAGCGTCAACCGTTACCAATGTTGAGTCAGCTAGTCGCCAGTCAGAGAACTTAACCAGCACTCGCGCTTGAACGTTATCTTGAAACCCACCGGAGATAACCGAGTTAGCGTCAGTAATTGCAGCAGGAAGACAGCGCACCAGCACTCCCTGCCACAAAAACGACGGGTTTCCCATCGCGCTCTGCAGCACAGACATCCCCAACTGGAGACTGGTTGCGATTAGATTCACGAAGTGAAATAAGTGCCAGTGACTATGAGTCTGGAGGTTGCTTGAAGGTGATCAGCAAGACTAGCAGCGTCTCCATTCTCAAAATGCGAAAGCTCGCAATAGCTAGTGCCATTGATAGCTCTAGCGATCACAGCGGTCTTGGCTTGATTGGTCCCGTTATCAAACCAGACAGAAAACGCTGCTTCGTACAAAACCGGATCAGGAAGGCTTATGCGTAAATTGCCGGTAGCACTACCAGTAACGGAATTGATCGTCAGATCAACGGTAAACGTGCTAACAAATCCAATTGAAGTATGGCGAGCAGTGTTAGTGGTAAATGCAAACGTGCGACCACCACCGGAATCTGTGAGAGCGGGAGTCCACGCTGTTGGAGAAACCAACGGGAGCGCACCATACAACTCCGCAAAGTTGTCGTTCGCTTTGATCCAAGACCCGCGCAACGTATCACCGTTGTTGTCGTTTGCGGTTGATCCGACATTGATAACTTGTTGTGACATATCAGTCTTTGGGCAATGCGTACCAACCTTCGGGAAGCGTTATGCGGTTCTTAGAGCGAACGGAAACGCCGTCCGCTCCTTTGACCCAAACCTTAGCTTTGACGCTCTCAGCAAGCCTCACTGGCTCACCGTGAGGCACCATAACCACGCGAGACCCACAGCCGCAACTAGCGATTAGAGTCAGCAATACGATCCAGCAACTTCTTTTTGAGGTCTGGATCTCGTTTTGCGTCTTCAACGGTGGGAGGTTTTTGAACGAAGCCAGTCAGCCACTTGAGCAGAGCGGTTACGATCTGTTCAATGAAATTCACTCGGGCTTTTTGTCAGCGTCTTTGGCAGCGATCAAACCAAAGCCAATGGTCACAGCGGCAATAGTCGCAGCAAGATCAATGTTGGTCGCAGGGTCACCATCAAACAATGCTTTAAGCGCACCGCCAACGGCAACCATGATTGCGCCAACACCGGCGAGAGTAGTTTTCCAGTTCATTTTTTGAAGGTTTTATAGAGACCGATTGATGCTGCGATAAAGGCTAAAACAGCGGCTCCAAGCTGGAACCACTGAGTTAGTTGAGGAATAAAAGAAACCGCACCAGCAGCGGCAGCGGTCGCTAGAGAAATACCAACTCCGCTGCTGTTGTTAGTGTCGGTTTGCATTACTCAGTAGGCTGGACGGCTTCAACCACCGGATTCGCCGCTTTGTAAGCCGCGACAACCGCCGGAGTCCACAGCGCATTGGCAATATTCACAACCTCAACCGGCTGACCAGTAAGGTCGTCACCGGGATTCAGCGTATATTGCGAGGTAATCTCAGAACCCACAATCGAACCGCTGTTGTCGTAATCGATTCCGGTCGTAACGAACAGCGAGTTGTTCTGGTTTACCTGCACTGCGACAATGTTGACTGGTACGATCATTGGATGGTGGGGCTAGGGGTTTGGCTTGCGGCGTAGGCTGCGACAGCGGCAGGAGTCCAGACGGCTCCAGCAATAGCTACAACTTGCTCAGGTTGACCCGTAAGGTCGGAGCCGGGAGCGAGGCAGTAGCGGCGGAAGGTGGAGGCTTTGACAACCTCGCCATCGACGATCTGGTCCGCAAGACGGACTTGGAGCGTCGTGTTAGGAAGAACCTCGCAAAGCGAGAAGATAGAGCGTTCTGTTAGCATGGGATTAGACGTAGTAGTGTCCGGAGAATCTAACAAGGTTATTGGACCCTCCAGTGGCAACATCAGCAACACTTACAAGGCTAGATGACGAAACAGATGTTGCTCGTTCAACAAGGTATATCTTAGAATCAAATACATAACCTGCCAAAGGCGCATCAACTGCCCAAGACTGTGCAACAAAGCAATTAACACCACCGGGAGCATCTGTAGATGGCTGTGTGAATGGAAGTCCTGTAATCCAAACATTACCGCTTGCTGATCCTATTACAACTGAATTTGTTTGAATAGTTCCGGTAACTGTAACAAGATTTCCAACCTTTGTGTATTTTCCTACTTGGATAGTATATCCAACGGAAGTAAAAGTAACATTATCAGTCGCTAGAACAGGAGTCCAAGTCCCCTCCTCGTAATCGTTCAGTAGCTCGGAGGTCATCGTTCCGCTGCCGCTTGTAGTCGCGGAGAAGTCGATGCCTTTGCCGGAGGTGGACATTACCAAGTTACCGTTGGCAATAGACACATTACCACCGTTTAATACGGAGGCAACAACAGTTCCGTTTACAATAAATCGGATAGGTCTAGTGGATGCGGAAACAATATCAATATTAGAGTCATCTCCACTAATGTATGCTTGTTGAGTTGTTCCATCATTTGCGAAAAATCTTAACGCGCCGGAATTATCCGCACGGCCACGAATATTGATTCCGGTTCCGCTAGTATTGGATTGCACCTCAAGCGGGGCGGTCATTCCAGAGGCAAGACCAATACCCACCCGATTGTTCGTCGAATCAACCTTCAGCGTACTCGTGTCCACCGTCAGATCGCCGGTGATGGTGGCGGAGGCGAGGGTGGCGGTGCCGGATGCTCCGAGGATGTTGTTTACGCTGATCTTCTTCGTCGTACCAGATGCCGCCATCGTCGTGTCAGAGACATCGACTATTGGAAACATATCGTTGACTGGATCAGCAGCCGTTAAGGCTGTTAGGGCTGTAATCTTTGAATCTGCCATAGGTCAGTTGGATTGGATTGCGAGTTTGAAAAGGTCTTCCTGTTGCAGAAAACCAGCGTCTTCTCGCAACAGAGAATCAAAAGTGCCAAGTGTAATAACCAGCTTTGAGGTTCCGTCTTCCTGCCACAGGAAGCCCTCGTCTTCCCGCAGAACATCTCGACGCAGCACAGGCGCATCAGTGCCACCGGCTTGACCGGCAAACAACCGATTGAGTGCTATGCCGATTGAGATCATTAGGCTCTGGCGTTAAACGCTACGACAGAACCGGATAAGATCTGGAAGCCGGTGATGTTGCCAACAAGCGGGAATCCAGCAGGAATCGTCTTGGATGTCCAAGTGCCAGCGATACGGTTTCCGGTAATGGAAGTAAAGACGGTTGGCTCGGTGGGAATCAAGCCAGACCACGCGCCAGTCTGGGCTGCGGTAGTGGTAAACAGCTCAAAGCCTTCGCGGCCCATGCTGTACTCGGTTGAAATGTCTGCTTGAACGGCCATAAAATTGTGTTTCGGTTAAAGGGGAGGCTGTCAGCGTATCCAACAGCCTCCCCAGTTTTGGTTGTTTAACCTTTGCGGATCTTCGGCGCCAGACTGCCCTGTATCCACAGGATCAGTTTGCCTCCCTCGGGAACAGAAACAGTGTTGAAATTAGTGCGTTGGAGAGTCGCATCAATTTCGGGACCAGCCAGCAATTTAGTTTTGCCGGTCTTGTCCACTGCTATGGTTGTTGCAATACGCATATCCTAAAGGATTAAGCGGTGATCAGAACCTCAGCTTGCGTAGTATCCGCAGCAGCCGCGCCAAACATGATATCGTAAGAAGCCATGTGAGCGCGGGTAGAGCGGGAATACCACACAGAGAGCAACACAGACAGACCATTGCTCAACTCAACAGTGCGCTGCTCAACGAACTCGCCAGCGATCATTCCAACCGGCAAGCCGCTCGCAATCGCGATAGCGTCCTGACCACAAACGAAGCCAGCAGTGTTAGCGATAGCACCAGTATAATCGTTTTGCTCCAAGATGTTCGCAAAGCCGAAATAGCCGTTGTTCAACGGACCATAACGCGAATCAGGGAACGGATTAGTTCCAGCGGCAGCAGTCAACTGACCGGAGAACATCAAACGGGCCAAGTGTCCACCATCCAACAGAAGCAACTTCTGGCGGTAATTCTTAGCCAGAGCCAAGATCGCGGGAAGATCGCTAGAATCAAAGTTGGCAGCAGTACCAATGACAGTACCAGCACCAAACAGCGCGGCAGTCATCTGAGCCGTGACCTTCTTGCTAATACCAAGAGCAAAGATCTCAGCAGAACCCTGAGCCAAGTCGCTGATAGCAAAACCCTGATTCAACTCCTGCTGAGTGACGGTAAAACTCTTGGTGATCTGATTAACAGTCACCGAGGTAGCAGCCAGCGTGGACTGGTTAGCCGCGCCATCTTCAAAGTTGGTAGCGTTATCAACAGTCGCATCACCAGTGGTGAACTTTTTGACCTGAACTGTAGCGCGGGGACGCAAGTTATCCAAGCCAACGTTGCGCGTAAAGCCAGCGATCATTGCGAGCTTAGTGGTAGCAACAGTGATAACAGCATCAGCGAGATAATCGACAACCAAGCCAGCAGCAAAAGTATTCGCGTTCTGGGGAGCGATCATCGCGGACTGGCGCAGCAACTCACCATGATTCTCAATGAGGAAACTCTTACGCTCTGCACCAGCGCGGAGAGACTTATGCTTCTCCAGCAGCGGGTTGCCCAAGTTCTGAATCACGGGACGAACCGGATCAGGAGCGGGAGCGGCGGTGTTTGATTTCATCGAAGCCTCCAAAGCGGAAAGCTTAGCCATAATGGTAGCGAGATCAACGGAAGCGGCAGGAGCAGCCGCAGCCGTCACAGTAGTGGAATCGGACATATTTGTGTCGGGTTGTTGTGTTGGTTGCGGCGTGGAGTCCACGCCAGAATCGTTGATGGTTTTTTCGCCATCAGTCGAAAGTGTTTTGTCTGTATTGGTATCAGACGGCTCTTCTAGTTGAGCAAAGAGTGCGGAGAACCAATCGCGTCCAGCAGCACCTCCCCAGAGGTTAGCTGCTACGTCCGCAGGAGTATTAGGTTCTGCTTCCAAGAATCGGTCGTTGCGTCCCCACCAAGCGTTAGCTTTGCGGATCTTGTTTTCGGTAGGAGCCTCTCCTGCAACCAGCGATTTAGCATCGGTAACAGTTGCTGGCTCTAAACCATCACCAGCAAGACCTTCCTCGTATTGCTCAAGACCTCGACGGAGGTTGTTCTTGACCGTCTCAGGAGCAGTCTTGGTGACAGCGCGAGGATGCCATTTAGCGGCCATCGCAAGCTGCTTGATGGGTTTGTCCACCAAGCCAAAAGCCAGAGCTTCAGCGGTAGTAAACCAAGTCTCTGCTTTCATTGCAGCGCGGATAGACTCGGGAGAGCGTCCTGTCTTTTTAGCATACACTCCAACCAACACTTGAGCGTGTTGATCCAAAGCCTCAGCCATTTTCCGCATATCCTCGGAAGTACCAGAAGCCATACCTGACGGATCGTGGATCATCATCAGAGCGGCGTCAGCCATCTCGACGCGATCACCAGCAAGAGCAATGATTGAGGCAATAGAAGCCGCAATGCCAACAACGCGAGTAGTCACCGGAGCTTTGCGACCGCGCAACTGGTTGTAGATCGACAAACCATCCCAGACGTTACCACCGGGAGAGTTGATCTCTACAAGCAGCGGACCATTGCCAATCTCGTTGAGTACATCCGAAAACTGCTTTGCAGATAGACCGGAACCACCATACCAGTCTTCGCCAATCTGGTCAAAGATCTGAACGGTAGCAGGATCACCGGCAGCGTTTGCCGGAGCGAAGTAAAGCCAATCTGACTTCTTGGTAAAACTCATTCGGTTTTCTTGGCTTTTGGTTTCCGAGTCTTTTTGACGGTAGCGGTAATCTCTTCCTGCTCTACAACAACAGGTTGCGACCCACCTTC